ATGTTTGAATCAGATTTTGAAAAGATGTTTTAGTTGATTAAATGGATAAATACCTTACAGGGAAATTGTAGGTAAATGTTATGGCAGAACCTGCCAGTAGAGCTGAATTAAAAGATTACTGTCTTAGAAAGTTAGGTTTTCCAGTGCTGGAGATCAATGTTGACGATGATCAGATAGAAGATTCAATAGACGATGCACTTCAGTATTATCGTATGAGACATTACGATGGGACTGAACTTGCTTATATGAAGCATCTATTTACTGCTGCTGATGAAACAAAATTTGAAACACAGAACACAACAACCACTCTAGCTAGTGGTACAAAATGGGAAGTCAGGGATAGATACCTTGAACTACCTGCGGATGTAGTTGGTGTGACTAAAGTATTTGGTCTTGCTAGTAACGCAATTAGAAATAATTTGTTTGGTATTGAGTATCAGATTTTTTTAAATGATCTATACGCTGTAGGATCTCTAGACTTTCTTAACTATTATATGGTTAAGACTTGGATGGAGACTATGGATATGGTTCTGAACAATGGTGCTTTTGTTCAGTTCAGATTTAACATGAGACAGGACAGACTTTATATTGATGTTGGTAAAGACATGTTAGATGAAGATGTGCATGTCATTGTTGAATGTCATAGAGCATTAGATCCTGATACATTTACTCAAGTCTATAGTGACATCTTCTTAAAAAAATATGCTACTGCCCTTATCAAAAGACAGTGGGGTCAGAACCTAATTAAGTTTAATGGCATCCAACTTCCTGGTGGAGTTGCCATTAATGGTAGAGAAATTTTTGAAGATGCTCAAAAAGAAATTGCAGAGATAGAAGAGAAGTCATTCTCTACATACGAATTACCACCATTTGACATGATCGGATGAAAAAAGTATACTTTCCTCAACACGGTGGTGTTGCCACCGAACAGAATCTTGTACAAGACTTGGTTGATGAACAAATCAAGTTGTTTGGATCTGATGTGTTTTATATTCCTAGAGTACATCTGAAAGATAAGACTCTTGGGGAAGTAATACAATCTGAATTTAATCAGAGTTATATGATAGAGATGTTCCTAGTCAATGTAGAAGGATTTGGAGCTGGTGCAGAGTTTGTAAGTAAGTTTGGTTTAAGAATAACAGACGAAATAACCTTTGTTGTATCAAGAAGAAGATGGGAACAGTCTGCTAATCCAGCATTAAATCTTGCAGTAGATGGTAGACCTAATGAAGGAGATCTAATATACTTTCCTATGACAGAGGATCTTTACGAAGTTAAGTATGTAGAGCGAGAAAATCCTTTCTTCCAGTTAGGTAAACAGTATTTTTATCAACTCACTGCTGAGATATATGAGCAAGGTGCTGATAAGTTTGATACAGGTATTGATGAAATTGATGATGTAGAAAGAGACTTTAGTAATATCACAACATTAAATCTTTCTCTTACTACCAGACAAACAGCAACTGGAACTTTAGAAGTAGATTCTAGTGGTGCTATATCACAGGCAACTGTAACACTTGCTGGTACAGGATATAACACTCCACCAAATGTTACTATTGGTAATGTTGGTAATGGATCTGGAGGAATTATTACAACATCTATATTAGATGGTGGTGTTGTTACCCTCACTATTGTTAATGGTGGTAGTGGATATGATGTGACAGGTCTAAATCCTCCAACAATAACTATTGACGCACCACCAGAAGCAATTCAATTCCTCAATGATGAACATGTAGTTATAGGTGGATTTACTGCACAAGGTGCAGGAAGAACATGGACTTCATCTAATAAAGATATTACTATTACTGGTAGTGGTGGTTTTGATCCCGTGTTTGCTACTACTACGCAGAAAAAATATTTCTATTGGAAGTTTGAAGATAAACGTATTTGTTATGTTTATCAATATAATGGAACGACTGCTACTACTACACCTGGTTACTTCTATTATGATTCTGCTAATGTAAGATACATCATCAATGCATGGGAAGAGACTACTACAAGTGGTGGACAAGCAATTCTATATGATCTAATGAGTGCTACGATTGCGGAAGTTGCTGACTGGAATGGCGTGACATATACACTTGAAGTTATGAACCGCACAGGTAACTTTATTGATGGAGATATGATTAGAGGGGTTGAATCTAACGCCATATATACATTAGGGACATTCTCTACAATTGATAATCAAAGCACTGAATATGATCAAAACCAAGCGATTGAAGTTGGTGCAGATGATTTAATTGATTGGGGAGAAACAAACCCATTTGGTGAATTTGGTAATTATACAGGTAGCTTCTGATGTTAGGAACACAATTTTATAATCAAGCAGTTAGAAAAACTGTTGTATCCTTTGGTACTCTTTTCAATAATATTGAACTCAAAAAAACAGTTGATGGTCAAGTTATTGAGACAGAGAAAGTTCCTCTTGCCTACGGTCCTAAACAAAAATTCTTGTACAGACTGCAAGGTAATCCTACTGATGGCAGAAAAGTAGCAATTACTTTACCACGAATTTATTTTGAAATGACTGGTATTGATTATGATGCTTCAAGAAAAACACCTGCCACACAAAAATATAAGACTGTTATTAATGATAACGGTAATGAAGTGAGAACTCAGTATGTACCTGTACCATACAATATTTCATTTGAAGTTGGTATTCTTTGTAAGTCTCAAGATGACGGATTACAAATATTAGAACAGATACTTCCTTTCTTTCAACCCTCATTTAGTATGAGTTTAAAGTTCATTCCTGATATGAATGAAGTTAGAGATGTTGCTGTTGTATTGAATAGTGTAGACTTTGATGATGATTGGGAAGATGATTTTAGTACAAGACGTAGTATAACCTACACTATGCAGTTTACTGCTAAGTCTTACATCTACGGTCCTTACACCAAGGCAGATGTTATTCGTAAGTCTCGTATTATTGAAACTATTGGTGATACTGCTGTCAATAAGAGACACGTTGAACTATCTTACACACCCAAAGCAAAAACAGACATCAACCAAGATGGTCAAGTTACAGCTGCTGATGATGCACTAGTAACTGCTGATGATGACTTTGGATTTAATGAAGGGATGTCATTCTTATGAAAAGTTTAGAAGAAAACATGGAAGATATATTAGATATTGATGTATCTAAAGAACCAGAAAAAAAGAAGCAACTATCAAATGATGTTACTGAAGATAGGGAAAAAGACTATGAGTATACGAGAGCAGAACTCTATAGACTTATAGATCAAGGTCAGGAAGCGGTACAAGGAGCGTTAGAGGTTGCACAGGAGTCAGGGCATCCAAGAGCATATGAAGTTGCTACAAACGCCATGAAACAGGTAGCAGACATGACTGATAAACTTATGGATCTCCAAAAGAAGGTCAAAGATCTAGATGAAGAGAAGAAAGGTCCTAAGAATGTTACAAACAATGCTATGTTTGTAGGTTCTACATCAGAGTTACAGAAAATGCTCAAGCAAATGAATGGAGGTAAACGCTAATGGCATATCAAAGAAACGATAAAGATTGTAATGCTGTCAGTCCTCAACCAGGTAGTAGCACTGTAAATCATTTCTCAGGTAATGAGGGATGGGCTACTAGAACATTTAAAAACTGGAATGCAGATTATCAAGCAAGGAAAACTGATAACTCAACAAGAACACCTGCTGCATTTCAAGCAAGATTATCTAATAACAATACAAGAACGCCAGCAGCATATCAAAGGAGAAATTCTGCTAACAACACGGTATCTGCATAATGATAACTGACGATGGCGAAAACCAAGAGCCATATCCTAAAGACGAAGGAGATTGGTTTTGTCAATACTCAATGAGAATTGAGGAAGTCCGCATGCTTTATAATATTGTTTGTAGTCATATAGAAATGTTTCCTGGTCCTCCTGTTAGACCAATAGAGGAATTAGAATATTTAAAATACCTTAGAAATAGGTTGTTTGCAATGATATCTGATTATAATTTTACTGAAATGGAATCTCATGAAGTTGACGAACCCTGACATTTCTGCTAGAATGTTTGCATGTGTAATTTTCTTCGTTATAATTATACTGTAACACTATGAACATTATGAGACTAAACGAGGGAGACGTAGCTCGTGCTATAACTGCTTGTAAGTTATACAGAGATCAAACAAGTTCTGATTATCTGTGGGATGAGTATACTCATCTTATAGAAAAATTAGAGCAACTATGTGAACAAGGTTATTGCAACATTTCAAAATGAGACTAGAAGAAAAACTTAATTTAAGAAAGAAGGCATTATCAATCTTACTTAAAGAATTTGGTAATGATTCAAACAAC